ATTACTGATCTCAGCTTGTACTTAAACCACTTCATGATGGATTAATGTCCAAAATTAAGTCTTTAAGTCAAGATGGAACATATGATCAAGTTGGAGTAATAGGGAGACTGAATAAATCAGGTTCTTATTATTCCATGGATTTAACATCAGCAACAGATAGACTTCCTTCTGAACTTCAGAGGAGGCTCCTGTCAAAGATACTTAAATCTAATGACATGGCAAATGACTATATGAAAATCCTAATTGGTTTTCCATTTACTACAAAAGATAACAGAGTTATCAATTATAGTGTTGGACAACCAATGGGAGCATATGGATCATGAGCACTTCTTGCACTAACACATCATCTAATAGTATATGAATCTCAAAGAAGAAGTAATTCTTCAAGAGATAATTATATATTACTTGGTGATGATATAGTGATTTCAGGAAAAGTTACTTCAGAATCTTATATGGATATCATATCAGAATTAGGAATGAAAATCAATTTAAGCAAAACTCTAATAAGTGAAAACTCATTTGAGTTTGCCAAAAGATTTTACATTAATAATGAAGATTGATCTCCACTTCCAATTGGTCAATTAAAACATGCTATGTCTCAATATTGAGATATAGTTGGTTTTATGGATCAAGCGGAAACAAGAGGATGAAGCTTCTCTGCCCAAAGTACAAGAAACATACTTTGTGAAAGTATCTTTAAAGGACAAAAGAAGAGAAGAAGAATTTATCTAACAAATCTTGTTAGGAAATTCTATTTCTCTATTAATCCTTGAAAAGATAACTGACATGTTGATTTTGGATGGAAATTATCTAAAATGATTCCAAAAGAGACTTGAGATCTAGGATGTAATACATCCGATGATTACAAGAAACAGTATTTCTTTGAACTTTATTTACATGTTACTATGGAATTTATCCATAAGAATATTGTAAATCAAATTAAAAGTTATAATGTTTATGCTCAAAAGGAATATTTTAGAGAATTTAAGAGTGAGAATCCTGAAATAGGGTATCATCCTATAATATCGATAATGCATAAAATTGCATCATCTTTATCACAGGTTGAATACAGTGTTTCAAGTGATCCAATTAAGGAAACTCAGAATTATTATAAGATGAAAGTTAGTCTATCAGACTATACTCTTCTTCCTAATGATATTTCTAAAGTCCTTAATCATTCTAACCATTCTAAAAACCAACGGGCAAG